ACGCCGTCTTCGTTGACCACGATCGGATTGCCGACCCAGCCAAACTCTTTGATCGACTTGGCGATCTTGTCGATCTGCTTGGCGTCGTGAATCTTGGCGTTCAGCTCATAGGGCTGAATGTTCTCGATTGTCCATGTCGTCTTACTCATTGGCATTACCCCAGTATTCTTTGAACTGCTCGATCGTCATGTCCTCGGTTTCCGTATCGTGCAGGCTGTCTTCGTCGAAATCGTCATACGGCTCGAAGTTATCGGCGTCCTCACAGTCTTCGCACTGCTCGGGGTCGTACTTGCGGTTCACGCAGGAGTCGCATTCGTCATAAGGGTCTTCAGCCTTCACGTCAGCCGTCTTTCTGCGTGAGCAAATGGACAAGGGCATTACCGGCATTAGAAAGTGAATCTTCATCGGTGAAACGCTGCTCTTTCATGGTCTTTTCGATCATGTCGGTGATGGCGCCCACGTCATCGACAGGCACCTTGAATCGCATGATCTGGTGGGTTTGCGGGGGCTTGACTGCCGGCGTCACGGGGTTTTCAACATCGTCCGGTAGATCAAGGTCATCCAGCGATATATTCACTGACGAGAAGATTGATGCGAAGTCGCTCTCGGAGTACGGCATGAAGGAGGACAGCTCATCGGCCTGGACACCCAGCCCGTCGAGCAGTTGAGCCAGCTGGAGGGTGTCGTCGGCGCCGTAGCGTCCGTTGTCCACCAGACCGATCTCTTTGGCCTTCTTGTCAGAAATGCGGCCCAGATTGACCACAGGAACTTCAGGATGACCCAACGCTCGCGCAGCATCCCAACGGTGCTCACCGCCAATGATTTGCAGCTTGCCGTCGACTTCGCGCACGACGATCGGTTTGAACATGCCAAAGCGCTTGACGCTTTCCTCGAGCTTTTGCTGGTTCTCCGGCGACACGATGTTCGTGTTCCAGGGGTTCGGTGCAAGCGTGCTCGGGTCAAGCATCTCCACTTTGATCTTGTTCTGTGTAGTCATAGCGCTAGATAAGTCATCAGTGACTGGACTATAATCCTTATATAAGAACTTGGCAAGAGCCTATGACCATGAATTTGAACGAATCAGTGACAATCGCCCACAACGCGACGGTGGCCAAACTGCATGAGCCTTCTCGCGCCGTGAAGTTGAAGGTGCAAGCGCTGCTCTCCTATAAGGTTGAGGGCGCCGAGCACACCGGAGCGTTCAAAACCGGCAACTGGGACGGGCGCAGTTCGTTCTTTGACTTTCGCACCGGCACCTTCCCCGCTGGCTTTGTGAACTACGTGACGGGCAACCTCACGCGTGCGGGTCACAAGATCAATCGCGTGCGCAAGCCGCTGCCGCTGCCGCTTGGCCCTGACCGCCCTGTCGTGGATGCGTTTCCCGAAGACCCGCGCTACGACTACCAGATGGACACGGTGGACCGCCTGGTCAAGCATGGCTCGATGATTGCGCAGGTGGCCACAGGTGGCGGTAAGTCGCGCATTGCACGCCTGGCCTTCATGCGCATCAACCGCCCCACCCTTTTTCTGACCACGCGCGGCATCCTCATGTACCAGATGAAGGAGACGTTCGAAAAAGACCTTGGCATTCCGTGCTCGGTGCTGGGCGACGGTCAGTTTGGCCACACTGATGCCAAAGGGCGCCAGTTCATCAAGAAAATGTGTGTCGGCATGGTGCAAACACTGGTGTCGCGTCTGCAAGAGGCCAACCCCGACGATTCGCCTGCCGAACAGAACCGTCAGACCGCGATCCGCAACCAGACCATCGACCTGCTGTCCAAGTTTGAGCTGGTGATCGGTGAAGAGGCGCACGAGGCGTCGGGCAACAGCTACTACGAGATTTTGCGTCACTGCAAGAACGCGCACTACCGCCTGGCTATCACCGCCACGCCGTTCATGAAGGAGGACGAGGAGTCCAACATGCGCCTGATGGCCGCGTTCGGCTCGATCGGCATTAAGGTGTCGGAGAAGACGCTGATCGAGCGCGGCATCTTGGCCAAGCCGATCTTCAAGATCATCAAGCTCAAGGACAAGCCGGCCGGTCTGATGCGTGGCACACCGTGGCAAGGTGCCTATCGACTGGGCATCGTGAATAATCTTGAGCGAAATACTCAGGTATGCAACGAAGCCGAGCGAGCTGCCTCCAATGGCATGTCGACGATGATCCTGATCCAGCAAAAAGCGCACGGGCACAAGCTGGTGGAGATGCTGGACGCGCGGGGCGTGCGTGCGGTGTTCATCGACGGGGACAACAACCAGACCGAGCGCAAGGAAGCGCTGGCCAAGCTCGCCAATGGTGTCATTGACGTGCTGATCGGCTCGACCATCTTGGATGTCGGTGTGGACGTGCCGGCGGTCGGCATGGTCATCCTGGCGGGTGGGGGCAAGGCCGAGGTTGCGCTGCGTCAGCGCATCGGTCGCGGTCTTCGTGCCAAGAAGTCTGGCCCGAACATCGCCTTGATCGTGGATTTCTTCGATGAGCATAACCGCTACCTGAAAGACCACTCGATCCAGCGCCTGTCGATCATTCGGGACACTGAAGGGTTCGGCGAGAACATCCTGCCGGACGGTCACGACTTCGACTACGACGCACTGGGGCTGAAGAAGTTGGCAGCATAAGTCACAGGTGACAAACTGGCAAGGTTCCGATATAGTGCGAAAAAACAACAGGGAACCGCTCCATGAATCACGCCACCGCGCTCAACATCGCCATCATTCTCATTGTTGCTTTTGCACTGGTCTTGACCAGTGACGCCACAGTGCTTTTGGCTCTGATGTTTTTGAAGGATATGCCGTATGGACTCTTGACGATGGAAGATGACGAGGACGACGAGTCAAAACCCATTGGATTTGTTCACCACGAAGAAAAACCGAAATAATCGCGTATACTTCACACAACGGATTTACCTCCTGGACCGCCCCCTACTCGGGGGCTTTTTTTCGTCCCTGAGTTTTTGTATAAGTTTTCGATATACTGAAGACTCACTATCAATTTTGATCTGAACGGAGCACATCATGGTTCAACACGAGAAACGTCTCGCCATTCTTCTTCACCCGCCAGTCCAGCAGCGCGTGGCTGTCATTGCCCGCGAACACAAGCTCTCCCAGAGCGAAGTCATCGAAGTGCTGGTCGATCTGGCCAACACCACCCCCAACATCGCCGAGTTGTTCGCCACCAAGCGCGAATCCAAGGTCAACGGGCGTACCGGCAAGACCGCGCTGCTCAAAAAGCTCTCCAAGCTGTCGGCTGAAGACCTGGCGGCGCTGGCCATGCAGTTGGAGGCACAAAAATGAGTGCTTTCGATCTCTTCCTTCTTGCCATCTGGGTGTGGTTCTGTCTGGTGTTCGTCCCCAACCGCCCGATGCAAAGCGCCCTCTTTCTCATTCCCGTCATCACGATCGGACTGGTCGGCACCCTGTGCGAGTACGTCTGCAACCGGCTCACGCAGCTGATTCACGGCACAGGAGAGTGGTGATGGAGCAAAAGAACCCCTATCAGGCCGAGCTGGAGCTGCTCATCAAGCTGATTCGCCGCGTGCATGGCGCCAAAGGGCGCTACCACACGCAGTTGGCCATGTG